TTTTTAGACATTCCTTTCACCCTCTCGAATTAAAGAAAAAGAGAGGCCGATATTAGGCCTCTCCACCAGTTTGTTCAACCGTATTGAAACGGAATTTAACGATACGTACTGCTTTTGGTTCATATACACGGGTCCAACGTGATGCAACATCAATTTCAGCATTTGTTGGGAATTCATTTGCTACTCCACCTTCATTCCACTTAACTCCTCGTGGATGTAGCAGGAAAATTTTACGGTTAATTAATGCTTCTTCACCAGAGAAAGATTTTGGATTACGGTAAACTTCAGTCGGCACAATCTCTGGATGGGAACCGTTACCCAAAGCAATAGCACCTTCGCCAAAGATGTACATTTCAGCAACGCCAGTGCTTGTATCATAAGGCATTGCATCATCCACAATAACACGTTTTCCGTTAAAGAAAGGAATTGGCCGGCCTTGCTCAGATTGCGGTACATAATCGATTAGATCTTGCTTCCGCAACTCAGTTTCTACAGCAGAGTGCATCATAACACCCGTTAGATTTTCTTTGGCATCACCCATTAATTGAGTGGCATCTAGGAAAGTGTTCATGTTGATTGTTCCTTTGTCCCCGGTTTCGCCTGTAATGTCATGCACTTTTTGAGACATAGAAGTGCTCTTGAATACCCCGCTAAGTGTAGCAAGGAGAGTACGCTGCATATCACGAGCCCAGTAATTCGCAACCAACTGCCCGATAGCACCCATTGGATCATCACCAGAAAGCAATGCAGAAAGGCCGTTTGCACCCCAAGCATTTACACGTGCGTGTTTCCGGGCAATATCTTCACCGGAAGTGATTTTTCCGATAGACATATCGCCTTCGTCTTTCATTACTTGCGATTCATCATTCCCTAAGTCGTTCCAGAATGGCATATGAATCAGTTTGTTTGGTCCACTTGCCAAACGGTCAAATTCAGGGTCATTTACAACAATTCCGCTTTGAACCAGTGCGGAAAGCTCCATCGTTTTTTGAATTGCATATGGAGTAAAAATCTCCGGTTGAATTACATCAGCTAAACGAGTAGTCATTTACACATCATCCTTTTCCTTAATATTTTATAGTCCGGCTTGCGCCTTTAATTGCTTGTAAAGCTCTGGGTCTTCTCTAAACAAACGACCTTGTTCAGTTAGATTCCAGTGTTCTTTTGTAAACGGGTTTTTAATACCGGCAGGGTCTGCACCGCCACCACCATCACGTGGTTTTCTGCCTTTAAGTCCTGTTGGTTCATCTTCTCCAAACAGGTAAGAGTCTGATTCCTGCAGTTTTTTCAGCTGGTCATCTAAGCCAAGCAATGTCTCCCCATCAAGTTTTATGGATTCGACATCAAGTAACGCTCGAACCGCTTTTGGATTCCTTGCCCCGGCTTTATTCAATGCTTTTTCAAGAGCAAAATCAAACGCTTGTTTTTCCAGTTTTTGCTGCAATTCTTCTGTAGCTGTCTTATTTGCTTCCTTCAAACGCTCAATCTCAGCAGTTAATTCCTCGTTGTCTTTAACCTGCTTTGATAGTTCATCAAGCTGCTTATCACGGTCTGCCAACTGCTGCTTATAATCCTCAATCTGACTTTGTAGGCCATCCACTTGGTCAGCCTTTTCTTTATAAGCGTTAATTGACTTTCCGTATTCAGCCATCACTTTCTCAATGGCTTCTTTTTCGAGACCTAAACTCTCCAAAAACTCTCTATTCATCATTCATTACCTCCATTGGTTACGTTTTTTTACGTGGGTTACGACCACGGAACCGCCTTGTTCTTTAACGTCTGCAAGTGCTAAAAAGACGAATAATAAGCATATTAAAAAGCCCTGTTTAACGTCTGTTGGCTAAAGACGATTTATTAATCCTTCCCTAATCATTTATAATTTGGATTAGGGAGGTGAATATAGAAATGGATAAAACAGAAGTCATAGTGACTTTTTCTAATGGCGAAAAAATCAAGTTAGACAAAGGCAGTATTATATTTCCGATTAAGTTAATTGAAAGTAACGGAAAAATTTTCTGTTCTAAAGCAAATCCTGTTGTTCTGGAGGAATATTTTCATATCCATGACGGATACATTCCAGAGTTAACAACAATATTTGCGCAAAACGACTATTTCACCTTAGATAAAGAAGATACTTTTGAGACAAAAGTCTACAAAACTAGTGCAATTGTCTCGCTTGAACAACATGATTAAACTATAGATTACTAAACGGCAGCATCAAAATATGCTGTCGTTATATTTTGGCGTTAATTCTCCATTACAATCGGTTCGATAAGTTAATGGAATTGATTGCTGGAAGTACCACAATAGCTTATACAAACAATCCCTCCTTCCGTTGCTTACCAACGGCTAGTCACCCACTAGCTAGGAGATATATGGATCACCTCCTTATTTGATTGTGACTTTATCTCCTGCACGTTCAACTTGTTGAACAGCATCTGCAAATTCTTCACCATTTATCTCTACAGTTTGATTATTTTGCAGCAGTTGGCGGATTAAACGTAATTCTGTTGCGATTTCTTTCAAATATTTTTCATTCATTTCATCACCTCTTTAATTTAATGGTGGTCTCCATGGTTTTAGGTATTTCCCAGCTTCTTCAAGTCCTTTTTGTGTTGGTATTTCGATGTTTTCCTTATGCCATTCTGTTGGCGATTCAATTTTTAGAAGTTTATTTAATAGTTTTGTTATCATAAAATCACCCCAAACAAAAAAGCCGCCTTAAAGCGACTTTTCATAATGGTTCATCATCTTCCAGGAATCCAATAATGTCAGTATCCCGGCCAAAAATCTTTTGAAGTTCAAACCTGATTAAATGCTTGGTGTGTTCATTGGTTCTTTCATGCTGATAGATACTCCGTACCATTTCCATTAATTGTTTAGGAAAATGGGCGTTAATAATATCAATTTTTATGCTGCCGTCATCCATATCTATCACTCCTTTAATATAAGAATGATAGATTGATAGAGTAATTGCAATATTTAGTTCTAATCATGCACTTTTTGATGCCTTAATCCTTTTTTGAACTCTTCGTAGGTGGCGTATTTAACAATTCCTAAACCTCTGACACGTCTATATCTTGCTTCAAATCCTTCAACGACTTCCAAAACATCACAGCGGCAATTTATGTCCATCTCAGGCACTCCAAAAAGCCCGGGAGCTTCAGCCTTAAAGCCGTCTATTTCGAATTGTTCATCCAAATCTACTTGTTTTCCATCCAACCTTCCGTGTCTGTCCCTCGTTCTGTCGTCAATGGTAGCTAACCAATGCTTTTTTAGGATAACCCCTCGTGCTGCACCGTCTTTCATGCCTTCCAGTTTCGATTGCTGTCTCGTTCGATGCATTTCTGTCCGGGTAATCCTTAAAACGTTGGTGGCGCCGACATCCATTCGCTCTTTAATCCTTTTGGCTGCAGTACGGTAGGATTCCCCTTGAATCAGGCTTTGAGTTAGGTTTTCTCTTAATTGACGAGTTAGCCTTGCCTGGTTTTCGCGGTTTCTTTGTAAAAACCCAACACGATCCAGAGGGTTTTCAATGGATTTTCTCACTAATTCCCGGTCTAATAAGGAAAACGCCAGGTCAGCATTAACAGCATTCGTCAATACATATGCTGTCCGGTAATATGCTTCTTCATAGATTTCCATTAATCCTCTAATCAAAGATTGAGCATTTTTGCCGGTTAATTTACGGATTTCCTCAGCAATTTCCTTTTCAAGTTTAGTTATACGGTTATAACGGTTCATTTCAATCCAATTACCGTCGTATTTTTCGTAAATAAACGCTATTCTCGCACGGATTTCTTTCAATGCCAACTGGTAATTATGGATTAATTCTTTTTCATACTGCTTTTCCAGCTTAAGTAATGCCTTTTCCCTTTCCTTTTGTTCTTTACTCATCTCCATTGTCATCATCTTCCGGTTCGTTGTTAGCATCGTCTAAATCAATTAAACCGTCTTCCCGTTCACGTTGTGCTTTCAATCTGTCCATTTCAAGTTCAAGATTATCCACCCATGGATGATTAGCAACAATGGTTTCATCGCTAATAATTCCCTTACTTTGCTGAGCGATTTGAGCATTCTCTAAATCGTTGTACATTACAGATCGCTTGAATGTAAAATCAACACTCTTATAATCGTATTCTCCATGCCCAGCCATTAACAGGTATTCGCAAAGGAACCACATTAATTCCTGGAGTCCTACTCTAAACTTGCGCTCTAAGGTATCGCATTTCAAATCCAGTAAAGAATACAGGAATTTGAGTGCTATTCCCGACGGTGCATTCCCAAATTTATCAGTTTGTACGTCAACGCCTTGGCCAAACGTGAATATTGACTCCCTCAGCCTGTCCAAATGACTGTCTATGCTTGTCATCGGAACTTCACCTTGAATCGTTTCGACTCCGCCATGTTCATCAACGTTAACAGCTTTATAGTATTTGAGATTTCTCATAAATTCAGATAGCGATTGACCTTCGTATCCTTTCAATACATAGATCAATTCCTGTATTTCTTCAAAGGAATTCTGGTTATCAGATACCCTTTGGTCAAATGCATCAATCAGCTGCTTATAGTAATGCAGATCGCTTTTTTCTTGTTCATTATTTCTAAACGGGATAAATGGAACCTTTCCCCATCCATATCCTGTTTCCTGTTCATTTTTCACAAAATAAAAGTGTGATGCTGGGTTGACTGGTTCCGTTAAATCAAAATAAAGGTTTCTTCCTTCCAAAATGTAATAAGTTACATCCTCTTTGCTCCAAAGTTCCACCTGCAATACGTCTTTGTCATTTAATACGATTGGATAATAGCGAATCATATACTCTAATTTGGTTTGTCGTTTATCCTCGTAGATTGGAATACATTGTTCAGCCGGCGTGATTACAAAATCAAACTCTCCATCTTCATCAATGTATGGATGCAGCCATTCCTTACCCTTGTTTGATGCATTTTTAACTAATTCATTCGCAATATCATCGAATTTCTCTCCAAGATAATGATTGATATGATGAAGTAATTTTTCATCCTGTGTAGAGAAATTAATGGGATTTCCCACTAAATATGCTGTCTTTTGGTCCACCAACAGTTTATGCCAGCCGTGAGGAATTCGATTGTTTGGCTTGTCCTCGTCAATTTGTTTAACGCCCTCGATTACTGCATATCGTTTACGTTTCAGGATATCATTTTCGTTTTCGTAATATCGAATGCCTTCTCTCATTTTGGTAGTGTCGTGTTCTGCAATAAGTTTTTTAATCAGTTTAATATCTGGCTTTTTCACTTCTAATTGTTTCCCGATTTTTTCTGTTTCCGTTTCTGTCATTGGGTACATATTTTGCCCTCCTTCCTATCTCAAAATACTGATTCTACTCTTACGGAATAGAATAGTATTTACAAAGTATCTGTCAGAATCCATATGGTGGTCATTTTCTTTCACTGGTTTATCTTCTCCACGATTGGCTGCCTTTTCATCCCATACATAAGAAGCAAATTCTTGTTTAGTGTGAACGCAACAATCGTTGTATTTAATCATTCCTTCATCAAGTGCCGTGGCAACGTTTCGAATGCCGTTAATAACGTCGTTGTCGGCATCTTTCACCCGGAATCCATCCTCTTTTAGCTGCGCCTTAAAAGATGCAGCAGACGGGTCCACTATTACACTTGTAATTTTCAAATCACCGATAAATTCCCGCAAATCCTTGCTGTATTCTTTGTCGGTTTTCTGCTTTCCATCTCGGCCACTGTGATGATATTCTTTCACTTTGTACCAGACGCCATCATAAAAGCCCCACAAACCAAATGCTGTAGGGTTCTGCGTTCCGTAGTCAACGGATACATAGTATTTTGTATATTCCCGCGGTTCCGTCTTTACAAAGTGCTTTTTCTCGTCAAACATATCGTAAATTATGCCTTCTGCAAGCACCCATAGACCTAAAATAAATCTTTGGTAGAAAATGCCGCTGTACATCCGTCTGTATCGTTCTTTTACCCTCTCCGACAGGGAAAGGTTATCATCCATTGTAAAATGTAAATGAAGCATGTTTTTTTCTTCTAATTGATCCAAATATTCGACTTTAAACCAATGATATGGACCTTCCGGATTACAGTTAAACCATAGCTTGGAGCCGTCAACGGAACATCTCGCTGTCGCTTGGTTAACAAATGATTGAGGCATTAGTGCAACTTCATCAAAAAACATTCCAGCGAGTGTAATTCCTTGAATCAAGTCCTGAGAGCCTTCATCTTTACCGCCAAAGATGTAAAAGTAGTTAGTTACACCTTTAAAAGTGATTTCCAGCATGTTGTCAGCACGATGGTCTTTTACTTTATATCCCCGGGAAAGTAACATCCTTTTTAATGGCTTGACGACGTTTCTTCTAAATGAACCAATTGTTTTCCCAGCCATCCCAAGGTTTTCTTCTTCGAATGTCTCCATCGCCCAAATAACAAAAGACAATGACATGACAATGGTTTTTCCAGCCCTTACGGATCCATCGCAAATAATTCCGTCTTTGTCCTTGTGTGGTGAGTTTTCAGTCCACCAACTTAAGACCTTTAATTGTTTTTTCGAAAACGGCTTGAATTTGAATGGAGCAGGCTTCTTTTTAATCATCTTCTTCATCATCCCAAACATTGTTGATTCCTTTTATTGCATCTATGAAGCCATCATCTTCAAATTCGCTGCCATCTTCGCCTTTAATTTTGGAGGTTTCAGCTTTCATCTTATCAATTTGCGTTTGCATTACCTCTAGTTTTAATCGACGCTCGTCTTGTTCATTTGCTATTTCAAGGAATTGCTTTATTGATGAACGTAATTCTGCAATTGCCCTTGATTGAGCATTTAAAAAGTTTGCTTGCCTATCCCAAGCAAATTGAAATTCATACTCGATTTCAGTTCCTTGTACGGTTTCTTTCTTTTTCTTTAGTTCCTTAATCATTTCTTCTTTTGATTCAACGTACATTATCGACTGCGCTCGAATGATGGCAGCATACTGTATTTGTATTTGGTCCCACAATAAATCTGCTGGGTCGCTCTTATCTAGCATCCCCATGATTTCTAAAGTTTCCTTGGGAATGTAGCGACTGAATAACCCATGTTTTAATGCTGCCGTGTTTCGTTCTGTAAATTTATTAACTGGATTTGGATTGCCTTTATTCCCAACAGCAACTTTATTACCTTTTACAAACTTTCCTGTAATTGCATCCCGTTCTTTCTTAGGTTGCAACTTTTTTTCTTTGGTTGCATCCTTTTTAGATGCATCCTTTGACCATTTTTCCCGGCTCTTTCTGCTTTTCAAAGTGCCTAGTTTTACATTATGTTTTTCAGCCAGTGCTTTTAGAGTGATGTTTGACGTTTCCCACTCTTTTCTAATTTTTTCCCAGTTTGGCATTACATGTTCACCACACTCCATATAAAAACACCCGCAATTATGCAGGTGTTCAATGTGTTTTATATATATTCAGGTCCCACGGTGGAACCCCTCTTAATTTTAAGTACTCGTTATAAAACGCTCTATAAGCATCGCTTTTATTATCAAATACACCAATCACTTTATGTTTTTGGTTAAAAACTATTTCTGCTCTCCAGGTGTTTTTACCAGTTTTGTAAATACCTCTTGGTTTTCTATTTAAAACGGTAGATTTATGATGTGCATTTTCCTTTGGTGTTACCCATTCCAAATTTTCCGCTCTGTTATCTTTGGTATCACCGTTTAAATGATTAACTTCCATACTTTCATCATTTGGTCCATGGAATGCAGTTGCTACCAATCGATGGACTAAGAACTTTTTGAGCTTCCCGTTCTTATACAAGTTAACTCTCATGTATCCTTTTTCTTCTTCTTGTGACTTAATTCTTTCACAATACGTTCTTAGTTTCCCGTTTTTCAAAGGAACTTTTCTTTCCAGGGATTTTACCCTGCCCAAATTACTAACTTGGTAAAACCCCTCGTATCCATCTATATCTTTCCAGATTTCTTTTTT